AGCTACTCCTAAAGGAGGGTGCTTGGCTTCTCGAAAGGCAAAAAAACGGGACCTTTTTTGTGGACTGCACTTCTTTGCAGGTCCTGCACGACGCGGCCTATTTATGCCGCTCTCTCCTTGAGGTCCTTTTTGACCATGAGAGCAAGCTAGGCCTTTTGCCTATGGACAGTTTATTGTCGTTGTTCAATTATGCGCGTTTTTGGCGCACCGACGACTTTCTTAAGAATGCCAAATATCTTACAGCCTGGCCGATCGCTTTCTTTCTTAAAAACGATTTGCCTCCCTCCCCAGAGTACTGGTGTTTTAGTGACAAGCATGATGACGTTCCAAGGTTCCGTGATTGCTTTAGTGGCAAACTCGTTAAATACCTCCGGAATAGAGTGCTCGTCAATAACAACCAGAATTTACATCTCTGGTGGAGTTGGCTACAAGGCTTTAAGCGTGGGTGTGCTCCCGCCACTGCAGGTGACATTGATGGTAATCTCTTTGATCATGCGGACATATTGAACCAGTTTGGAGCGCTTGATGCACTCGACTGCGATCATCCGACTATCAACGAGTTGAAGTCCAAATGTCATATGTTTTGGGAGCGTTCCATTAATAACCACCATCCTCCTACTAAAGACAAACCTCGTCCAGCCAAATTTGTTAAGGCTTGTGACGCTGATGGTCATCCCGTCTGTGCACCAACTACGGGTGCGTCATGGGAGAGTTCTATGAAGGAGGGGGGAACCCACAATTGGCTTTATCACTATTTACATTACGGGGTAGATCGCAGGATGTACAGTAACGAGCGTGCCAGTGGCACTGGCCCTTACCATCTCTGCCTTAAACTACTTGCTCCGACTGAATTACTAGCCATGTACTATGACCCCGTTTCTGGGGAGATCAAAGAAGAGCGGGGACGATTGATACCACAATCTTTGGAGAACTTGATTGCTCTCTCACGTGGTGTTGATGATTACAACCGACCTCTGGATGAGGGATGGACTAATTGTAAAGGTCGCATGCAAGGAGAGGGTCGTTTCAATCACAAGGATGTTGAAATTATTCCTCTCTGCGAGCCCTTGAAAATCAGAACCATATCCAAAGGTAATGCTCTTAAATACTGGCTAGCTAAGCCCATGCAGAAGGTGATGCATCGTCTTGTTGCAAACTATCCTTCCATGGCTTTAATAAAAGAACCTCTGAGCGAATCCCACATTCGGTGGCTCTGGTCTCAGACTGATAAGGTGTTGGGGAAATGTAAGGTTTTGGGGGTTAATGTCGATCTTGACTTCTCCCATATTGTCTCGGGTGACTTCAAAGGTGCCACCGACCGTGTTGCTATTCGCGCTACTAAAATCGCGTTTGAAGCAATACTTGAAATGGTCGATTTCACCGTTCGATACTGCCGAGACCACACTATTTCCCAATATAAAGACACCCTTCGTGATGTTCTTTACGAGCAACTCCTCCACTATCCTGATGGAGGACCCGATGATACTCA